ACCAGTTGTATTGGTTTCTAAAGATTGATCGCCTAAAGCTGTATTAAAATTTGCAGTCGTGTTTGCTGTTAGAGCATTATAGCCAAGAGCAACATTATTTGTTCCAGTTGTATTAGCATCTAAAGCTGTTGTTCCAACTGCTGTATTCTCTGAACCTGTGGTGTTTGCTGTTAAAGCATCCAAACCGACTGCTGTGTTATTTGAAGCAGTTGTGTTTGCTAATAATGCTGCTCGACCTACGGCAGTGTTACTTGCGCCTGTGGTGTTTGCACCTAATGCAGCTTGTCCAACTGCGGTGTTTGCATCAGCCGTAGTATTTGCATCAAGTGTGCCTCTTCCGATTGCCACATTATTATCGCCTGTTGTGTTTGCGGTAAGGGCTGTTTCACCAATAGCTGTGTTTCTAGCTCCTGTTGTATTAACCAACAACGCCCCCGATCCAACAGCAGTGTTGTGGCTTGCTGTGGTGTTCGCTCCTAACGCATTATCGCCCACTGCGGTATTGTCTGTTCCAGAAGTCACTGCATCAAGGGATGCTTCACCAATAGCTACGTTGTCTGTTCCTGTGGTTATGGCTGTACCGAGCGATCCAGAACCTAGACCGATATTACCTGTACCGCCTGTCATATCGAGTACGTCAGTTACGGCAGCGCCTGAACCTGCGCCATCAGCGACCACCATCTTAATTCCGCCATTCGGAATAACGACATTAGCGCCTGTGCCTTGAGAAATGGTGACTTGATAACCCGCACTGTTTTGAATAATCCACGTTTTATTAACGGTGTTCGGTGCGAGAGTTACGGTGTTGGTTGCGGTGATTGAGCCTGCTAAAGTTAAAGCGTAGGCTCTGGCAGCATCTGAGGTGCCGTCCGCTATGGTAATGGTATGGGAAGTCCCGGTAATGGTTTCTGAACCACTGCCCCAGGCTTCCGCAATAAGCTCCAAATTCGTGTTGGTACTTGTGCCCCAGGTTCCCGATTCATCACCTGTAGCAATTTCTTTTAGTCTTAGATCATTTACATAGGTTGCCATTATATGCCTCTATTTATTTAATTGATTATAGTCTTTATACATCTATGCCGCAACATCTGTCCAATCCGGGGACTGAGATTCATCTATTTCCGACCAATTCGGTGTTTGAGAATCATCAATTACGGCCCATTCAGCGTCTTGCCCTGGAATAATTTCACTCCAAACCAATAATTGACTAATATGCCCGGTTCCTGCAAGCCCTGTAACCGCAATAGTCACATGCGTTGTGGCCGTTATATCACCCAGACTGCTTGTCATAGCGTCTTGAGTGACCGATATAACATTATTAGTCGTTAGAGTTATTGTTCCTAACGATGTTGTGCCCGCTAATCCTGTAGGATAAACATTGGCATCACAGGTAACAGTTTCATCGCCTTGAGAAACTGTCGATGCTGTTCCACTAACCCCTGTAACGGCGGTACCGTTGGCAATAACTGTGCCAACTGCTCCTGTTGCTGCTAGTCCTGTTTCTGCAACATTGGCATCAGCACTAACTGTTTCAGTGCCTAAAGCAGTGGTTCCTGCTAATCCTGTAACAGAAACATTAGCAACACCGGTAACCGTAAGCGAACTTACCGCACCAGTAGCCGCCACTCCTGTTTCTGCAACATTTGCATCACAGGTAATGGTTAAAGAACTTACAGCACCGGTTCCCGCCAAGCCGGTAAGCTCAACAGGTACGGGATTACCCCATGTCCCAGAACCCCAGGTACTCCGACCCCAGCCAGTAATAGCAGCCATTAGCTACCCTTACGCTATTCTAATAACAGCGTTACTTGCGTCTGCGGTTGGGAAAGATATGGTAAAGCTACCTGCGGTGCTGGTTTTATCGCCACCGAAATCAAAAACTGCAACTGCTGGATCACCAGTAGCTGTGTCGTTGAAAATCATGCAGCCTCTTGCCGTAATTGTGCAAGTACCAAACGTCAAATCAGCAAAATCGGTAAACGCAGTGGTCCCCGATGTAGTCGGGTCGATTCTGGTTAAACTTCCACCTTTAGCGGTGTAGTTTGTTCCTGTTGCCTCTTGGCTAGTGGAATAAGCTGTGGTAGCAGCACTCATAGTAGCTGAACTGGTATACAGGGCTAACTTGAAGGTGTCGCCTCCAGAAAGTAAAAAATCGTGCTTCGCTTCTAAAAGTTCTTTTTTAAAAGAGGTACACATAGCCTGAGTTATAGCCATTATAGTCTCCTAATAATTTCAGCTAAGTCTTTATGACCTTGCTGTTCTAATTTATTGCCTATTGTACACATGTGGTTTTTAATTGCCTCTTGCATATAATAAGTAATTACCGTATGACACATTTTTTTAAAAGCATGGGCTTGTGCTCTAATTGGGTCCGGCGCTGTGTCGCTCACCGAAACCAGTTTATTAGTAGCCATTTCAGCGACTTCTTCTACTGTATGGCCTCTACCATGTGTTGTCTTTACTCCAAGGTTTCCTATGGAGATTGTAAATGAATCAGTTTCCATCAATATTTCTCTGGTTCTGGTGGACCAATGTCTTGTCTTCCTGAAATTCCTGAAGGCCTCTCTTCCTTAACAATATCGGAAAATTTTCCAACAACTAATTCACCTTTGTTTAAATATACTACAGGAGGATTATCAAGTCTATGGTAGCCATATAGCTTTTCCTTTAGGGGAATGTTGGTGTCCAGTATTGGAGAATGGCCGCCAATAGAAACCTCCATGCCTGCATCCATGCACTTAGATAACCAAAATTCACAACAGCCTCTCCCCGACTCACCAAAATAAACATTCGATTTATAAGCAAAGTCTGCTCCAAAAAGACTGAGCTTCCCTACCTTTTTCCATAAAGCAAAGGCAATAGCATAAGCAATCGTATTGTTTAGATAGGCACAACCCAAGTCTTTAACAACTTCCTCTATGGGAAATAACTTTATCGCTGGAACCCGATTATCGAGTTCACAAGAATAAACTGGAATTTCTAGTTTAGGAAGGGTCCTACACATTATTTTTGTTTGTGGTCCCGCGTCAAAGGTGTCAAAAAATCGAGAAACAGGATCCATCACAAAAACACGATCACATTTAATAACGGCACACATAGAATTAATGGCCCAAACCTCGTTATATTCCTGACTATGACTAATAGACATGTGAAAATCCAATTGACTTTGCCCCATAGCAACCAGTGCAATGTGTTTATTCTCAAGCATTTATTGTGGGGCAGTAGCACCGCGCTGTTTATCAAAACGGTTTTCGTCTCTGGTGGCTCTTCCTTCCATTAAATTTGTAACTCTAACAAGATTTTCTTGGAAACGTTGTTCAAACATATTAGTTTCATTTAGATCTTGTTTTAAGAAAATGCTCGCTTCTACTAAAGAACCGTATAGCAACAAATCTGGAGTATTGTCTGAAATCCAGGTTGTGCCGCTATCCCCAGCCGCTGTTAATGAAGCGGGTTGGTACAGATAATGTAGTTCAAAAGTCAGATTAGCGTTCGGTGTTGGTGATAAAATAAACGTATCGTCATCAAACTGCCCGTAGTATTTAGGCACCCCGGTTGTTGCGGCTGCTTGGACATAATTACGCATAAAACTAGGGTGTTTTAACAGTAAATAAGTGTACTCACTGTCGCTGTTTAAAACAGCTAAACTTAAAGGGGCCACGAAATCCGAAGGCGTTGAAAGATATTGGTTTCCCGATGAAGCGGTACCTGTGACATTTTTACGAAACACATTAAGTTCAATCGTATTAAATATACGGTTTTCCGCCTGTTTAATAAAAGTATCAAGCGTATTAGTAAACGTCGTTTCAGAACTGTCCATGTAGTTCTGAATCGCTGTTTTCATTCCACTATAGGTAAAACTCATGTTGTCGGTCCTGCGGTTACTGTAGAACCACCACCAGTAATATCACCGGTAGTAGCCGTCCCTGTTGAAGTAAACTTATATTCGTTGCTGTCCACAACTGTTATTGTATACCCATCTGAACTTTCAAGCACGGCTGTTGTTATTCCATCAAAGGCTTCCGTTTTTCTAAGGCGTACAGTATCCCCTGTGGTTCTAACATGTTTAAACTCGGTTACGCGAATCACTGCATTTGCTCCAGAGGCTTCAGCTCTAAAAGGGTTTAATGGTAAAAGCGCTTGTGCCGGACCCACTGAAACAAAAACT